TCCTGCCCGGCAGTCTGTCATCATTCTCTGCAGTTCCGGTCTGCTGTCCGACCTGGTACCGGATATCCCTTCATCGAAGTAAATCCCGGCAAGCTCCCAGTTATCCTGCAGACGGATGTAATTTTCATAATGTGATTTCTGCGTTTCCAGACTTTCAAGCTGGGCATCATAGTCAGTGGATACTCTGCAGTATGCCGCCACTCGCAGTCTGGAGCATTGAACTGACTGATTCTGTTCTATTTTTCTTACTGTTTTCACTGTTCGTCCTCCCTTGTATATAAATCACTCTAACCAACACTTATATCAACTTGTTTTGGAAGTATTTCCTCAAGAAAAGGGTGATACGTCATACGGTTGATGTCTGTGATTTTCTCGTACTCTACGGGGGTGATAAGTCCCTTGGAAAGCAGTAACTCCACTACTCTCTGCGCCTGATGGTACTGGGCGTTGCGGATTATTTCGTCAGTTGTAGGTGCTGTCATTAACTCGTTCATAAATCGTTACCTCCTACAATCTACTGGACGTGAAGGGCGATTTTGAGCGGATTTATTTTTGGGAATGTGGCTGATTGGCTATTTGGTGAACAGGTGATTTATCGAAGGTGACATTGAATGTGATAAAGTTCTAAAAATATGAATATTTTATAGTCTGATCACAGATATAAGATCAAAGTAAGTCCAAAACTGGTCAAAAAAAAAACAATGGTAAACTTGAATATAAGGGTAATTTTTATGAGTGGGAGAGTGTTATGGGCTGGTATGACGAACCTGAAGATATTAAGCAGGAATATGAAAGAAGAGCGTCAGAAAATAAAAGAGAGGCTGGTAAACTTTGGCATTTGTACAAAGATGCAGAGCGAAGTGGTGACTATGAGGCGGCTCGTAGACTTCATGATGCCGCAGAAGAAAAATACTCGAAGATGGCTGAGAATATCGCTAAATCACGAAACATTGATGATTCTTCAGATTTTGATTATTGATTAAGAATCAGGCTTCAGGGCGGTAGAAAGGAAATGAGCGGAGATTTATATCAACAAGTTGCAGACGTCGAAGATTTCTGTGTTAATCAAATTGCTAGAGAATCAAGGCAAATACCGAGAAGCGAATGAATTACGTTCCAAACGCATAAGGGTAATTTTTTTTTATGGGTTGGAGAGAAATATGAAAAAACTCATTTTGGTTGTAGTGAGTCTTGTCGCATTAGTTAGCGTTACTTCTGCTGAAGCCGGTGGGCATCGAGGAGGTTATCATTCTACATCTCATGTAAACGGGTATTACAGAAGCAATGGTTCATATGTCTCTCCACATTATCGTTCAGGAAGGGACGGTTATCACAATAATAACTGGTCTGTTCAGGGAAATGTTAATCCTTATACAGGAAAGCCCGGTACTAAAAGTCGCTGGTAAATGGGAAATGATAGCGGGGTTGCGAGATGAATATTCTGAAAACCATATTGTTATTTCCTATCGTATGTTTGGCTGCCCATGAATCTTTGGCGACAGACGATTTAAAGGCTTGTATTAAATACCAACGTGCCGATTATTCTTGGAGCCATGCTTACGCAGTAAGAGGATTTACTATCAGTGGAAGTGAGCTGAATTCCTTTGCCAGAGAAAACGGATATAAGGCCGATTACAGAAGTTATTCGACATATTTTATCGTTCCGTGGGATGCCGGCGGATACATTAGCCTGGATATAGGTAGCAGTTATCTGCCTTCGTACGAAAAGCAAGTTAAAGATCAAAACGATATAAACTGGAAAATTAAGGAAGGCTGGAATTATTGTGATTAGGAGACCTTATGAAAAAATATAAAATTGCTATTGTTTTAGTACTATCTGCAGTTCTGACAGGGTGTGCTAGTGTCGCAGTTCAGGATAATGCCAGTGAGAATTATGCAAAGGAATTTAATGCTCCACCTTCAGGCTGGTCTGGACTTTATCTGTATCGAACCTGCAATATTATGGGAATGTCGTTAAAGAAGAGCCTCTACGTTGACGGACAATACATTGGGGAAACATCCAGATGCCGATTCTTTTACAGACTTGTGGAACCGGGGATGCACGTACTTCAGACTGAGTCCGAGTTTAGTGAAAACGACATGTCTTTTAATTTTATCGAGGGTAAGAATCACTATGTTAAGCAGTACTTAAGACCTGGTGTATTTGTAGCTGGCGCCAATTTAGAAGTAATGGATGAGGAAGAGGCTAAAAAGGATATCGCTGATTACAATTTGGCTGAAAATAAAGACGATCCAAAAAAGAATTTAAAACTATTCAAGAATGAACCAGGAAAAGGTTCAATACCCGGGCCAAAAAATGCTGAGTCAGCACAATCTTTAGCTAAGTGAAACTGATATGAATTAAGGTTTAAGACATGTTCGGATTTTTTAAAGGATGGCGAGAGTCAGTTATAGACTCAAAATTAGTATATTTACTTTCAAATGGGAAGGATGGTGGAATTCTGAAAGATGTGTATTACGAAGCCTGCGCTAAATATTGTGAAGAGCATGGTGGACAATCAGGTGACCCTATATCTCAGTGCTGGATTTCTTACGGAGATAAGAACTACAATATAGTTTTTGTTAGGTACGGAAATGATGTAATGGTGTCTATCCGTGAATAATCATATTTGAACTAACTTATGTAGCCTGCGCAAATCGGCTGTCGGTTAGTTCATTGATAAAACAATTAATCTTTTTATGTACAAAGGAGAGAAGCAATGAATCGTTTGACCTACAACTTAATATTTTGGCCGTGTTTTTTATTGGGGGTTTTTACTGTTCAGGCATTTAGATTTTCACCTGCAACAGGTGATGCTTATTTGACTGCGCTGGCTGTATGCATCATTGCCAATATAGTGTGTTTTGTTGTGGCAGGTATAAGAACCAAAACTTTGGGAAGATCTTTGTGGAATTTGCTGTGGCTTATTATTCCTTTTGCCTGTTTTATCTATGCATTGTTCATAGGTATATCTAATAAGAAAGTGTAGTTCGATATTCGACTGAGAAGTGAAATAGAGGTGTGTTATGGAAGTAATTTTTTACATAATCTTATTTTTCATTGGATATCTTGTAATAGGTGGTATTATCGCTCAAATATTTTTCTTCTTTAAAGGTTTATTCTGTGGTAGTGATATTGTACGTAAAGATGATTACGGAGAAACAGCAGAAAATATTGGTGATGCCCTTAGGTCTGTTATTTCCGACAAACTTGATGAAAGAAGAGAAAAAAAAGAACTTGATGAAGAATATAAAAGAGCGATTATCGAACTAAACAGAAAAAAAAAGAGAGATGAGTCGAACTCCAATAATTAGGCAGAGCTTCATCCACTCATGCCTAAAATTGATTGCAAATATGCAAATTCATAAAAGGGGAAATTAAGATTTCCTTATTACCCAAGTCGGCTATTCACCTCATGAGCCAAATCTCCCAACTTCCCGAATAGCCAGTTTCCCGGACAGGATTTTCGAGCGAACCAGCGGTGAACCGTCAGAAGCATTTCGTCAGATTTAACCTCATAACTCAAAGCCTTATCCCGATCAGCAATCCATACAAGTTTCTTTTTACCGTTCCTTCTGCAGATATCAACGCACAGATTTACCAAGGCGGCATACACCTTATCATTCATGGTGTAAGGCTCCGTCAGATCTGATGCGCACTCGATGGTAACGGCTCGCTGGTCGTTGTCTCGGGATGATGAGCACCAGGATCGGTTATGCTCATCAACACAGAGTCCGATTCTGCCGTCAGCCCCGATGCAGTAATTGCAGCTTGCCTGTCTGCTGCCGTCCTTAAAGCAGTCACAGATACGTTCCACACTGAGCTGACCGACAACTGCATGAGGCGTGATTCTGCTGATGGAACAGGTCCTTTTCCCGGAATGGTTAGGACTCAATTTTGTAAAACTCACTAATGGACTATTTGCCATTTTCATTCTCCTTATTTTCTGATTTATCGTGTAACTGGTTTAAAGCCTTTTTGACTACCGTCGGTATCGGCAGACCGAGGCGAGATGCGTTCTCAAGAAGACTGATGCCTTCGTTGGAGAGGTAAAAGAAAATCACTGCGGTTCTGAGCACACTTCCGGTCTGAAAAATTCTCGTGTCCAGAATGGTGGCCACCCCAACAAGCATGAACACGATCACCTTTCTACAGATGCCTTTAAAGCCGATGGAGCTTGATAGGTTGTTATCGACAATCCCGCACATAACACCGCTGATGTAGTCGATTACCGTAAAGGCAATCAGGGCATACAGGAGGCCGTCACAACCGCCAAGAAAGTAACCCAGCCATCCGCCAATGCCTGTAAATGCAGCCTGAGCCATATTCCAAAGCTCTCTCATGTTTTTTTCTCCAATAAAAAAGGCGACCTTTAAGCCGCCTGTCATTTCACTCTGTTTACGTTACTTCGTACCCGTCCGATAAAGTCTCTGTCCAGATATCCTTCCACCCGTTCGCAGGCGGAGAGGTATTTCTTCCACCAGGCATAAGCTCGAAAATCAAGATAGATGAACTTATTCCAGGGTTTCTCAAAGGAAAGATAATGCACCATCAGAGGTGCCATTTCCTTATAGCCCGGATTGAACCAGATGGCATTGAACTCATTGGCAAGCGGATATTTCTTTTTGAAATGCAGATTCACGAAGTCCTGCTCCGGGCAGTACATGAAGTTTCCTTTTTCCTCAATCGTTTTGATGAACTTCTGATACAGTCCTTTGCAGTCAGCCTTGTAGCACATAAGTCCGGTGTTGAAATACAGCGGTGTGTTAACTACCTCTTTGAGATTCATCTGCTTCATCCATCTGTCGCGGTTTTCACGTTCACTGACACCGAAGATGCCGGTTTTGTACTTTGCTGTAATCTCCTCAAGCAGAGGAACCACAGAGCCAAGAAACAGAGTGTCCAAATCAAAGTTCAGGACACAGTCGGTTTCTGCAGAAACATCTTCAAGAGCTTTGATTCTTTGAGCAATAGCAGGAACGGCACTGCGATGAACCATGAGTCTGTTACCTCCCACGGTGGCAAAAAGCTCATGCTGAGGAAAAGATACGTAGCGAACCTCCACCAGTTCTTCCAGAACTACGGCAAGAACTCTGCTCAAGTCTGTACCTTTCTCCGCATAAATGATAAGTTCAATGCGGTTGTATTTGAAAAATGAGCTGAGGGATACCACCGCCTGATTGATGTACCCCTCATCCAGAACTACGATTGCCTTCATTGGTTATTCTCCTTAATGTCGTCCTTAAAAATGTCCTCTGAGTAATTGATGAGTTTAAGTGAACAGCGGTTGCCGCTTTCCGGTTTAACGGCAGTAACCCAGCAGAGCTGCAGTTCACCGATGGCAAAAAGCGGATATTCGAGAGACTTGCCAAACTCACTGTCCCAATCTATGTCCGGGTATACATCAAGATAAAGCGTATGGCTGTCATTTCGGTAAAAGGTATATTCACCATAAGAGCCGTCCTTCCTTGAGATGTAAACGACACCATCCCAGCAGTCTTCCGGTATCTCGATATCAGTAGTGATGTTCTGCCCGTTAATGGCGGTTATTCTGCCGGTTATGTTGGAGAGGTTCTCATCAAGCATAAGTCCCACCAAATCATTGAACTGACAATTGAGACCGTTAAGCTCGGTTTTGATTTCATAGGTAACTCGTGTATTTCTGAGATACCTAAGTCGTCTCATACCGAGAGCTACAGCGTGGTCATAGTCAGTTACGCCCCAGGCTTCAAGCTGCTCCTGATTGTCAGATTCAGGATAGGAGGTGATACGCTTATTACCGTTTGCATCAACATGGCAGTACACCGTTTCGGTCTTGTAGGTTTTCGGAGAGGTGAAATTAACCACCACCTCATCAACATCATCCTCCTTCGGCAGCGAATAGGTGATTACCGGACTTGAGGTCATATTGCTTTTGGTAAAAATCTGCGTTGGAGTTGCTCCCGCATAAAGTCTCTTAACCGATAAGGTATTGTCCCGAACCACCGGAACCGCAAAACCGCAGTTGAGCACATCTCTGAGTGATTCAAGCAAAGTGCTGTCACTGTCGATGGAGCCGTTACACTCAAGCCCCTGGGAGCGCCAGAGCTCATCAAAGTCCATCAGCGTATCGACATCAAGAATATTGCGGTATTTGGAGTTCCGCACGATGTACTGAACCACCGGGGCAATATCCCTTGTTGCCACCAGAGGCAGATTATCCGAATACCCCAGAGCAGGAAGTTTTCTTGTCCAGTAAGTTGCAAGCTGGTTTTCGGAAAGCTCGGATAAGGTTTCGTTACCCTTAAACCTGCAGATGAGTACCGTCATGTTGTCATAACGGTCAATGGTACTGATGACGCTTTTAAGTCCTACCCATTTAATCTCCTCAAGAGCACGGGTAGAGCCGTCCTCCTGCGAGGTCCTAAGAACCCTGAACTCATAATTCCCGGCAGTTGCAAGTTCGATTCTGATGGTTTCGGCAAGCTGGTCGTTGGTATTGTTGGTCCAGGTTTTCTCAATCACGGTATACGGCTCATTGGAACCTGCTCTGCGGTACTCAATCTGAATGCTGATGGAGAGCTTATCGAACTCACCATCATCGTTAAGCCTGCCAAGGCCTCCCGGCATGGAGAAATCCAACTCAAAGATTTTTGATTCAGCACCATAAGGACATGCACGGTAAGGTCCTACGTAACCGCCGTCACTTGCCTGACCACTCACCAGAGTAAAAAGCACATGCTCCTGATTGACTCCGGTGGAATAAAAGCCATGCCAGTCTGATACTTCACCGTAGCTGTCATTAAGACGTTTAACCGTGTAGACGCCGTTGGTGTAGTTAAGAATTTCATAAAGGCCGTTATCGTCATACGGATAATCCGCAGGCATCGGCTGAAACACAGAGCCTGTCAGGTGATTTGCCGTAGCGGTTATTTTCGTGTAGGGCTGAGACGGTTCAACTGTATCCGGAAAGGCAGGAACAGTCAAATCTGAACTGTCGAATTTCAGCGTAACATGCTCACCGGACCTTATCACTTCAAGAATTTCACAGAGAGCATCGGTGGTATTCGCTTCATCCTCGGTTACGGTTTTACCGCCACTGCAGCCGGACGGAATGGTATCGTAGGTAATGGAAGTTACGGCAGAAAGAGTAACCTTCAGATAATCACCATTGCGGGTAATAACTTCTGTTTCAGTTTCTTCACCGGATTCCTCATCAACGCTGGTCTGAATTTCTGTAGCTCTTGCCCGGAAAAACTCATCAGGTTTAAATCCGTCAGCGCATTTCAGAGTAAGCGTAGTAATACCAGAGACAGCATCAGTTTCTGCTACAATAATTTCAGTACCGACAAGACGGGTATTCCCGGCTCCGCTTAACTCGAAGATGGTGCCGTTCGCCCATTTCAAATCAAGGTTCTGCTTGATGCGTACTGTCTCAGTACCGCCACCGGAGCAGCCACCATAACCGATGCTGTAAATTCTGTAGTTACAGCCGCTGAAGGTATTGCCCTTAAACTCAAGATTTACTCCGTTCATGGAGGAGGTGTCGATTTTACCCTGACCGCTTTTTAAGGTATGACCGCTCTGGGTAACCTCGGTTGATGAGTACCAGCAGTACCAGGATTTGTCCTCCGGTGAGTTTTCAGCGGTAATCTTTACTCCCGGCTCAATGACATAAGCGGAGCAGCCTTTAAGTTCACTTATCGGAGTCTCGCCGATGTAAATGTCTGAGTGATCTGCCTTGTAGTCATAATGCCCGATGCCCTGACATAAAATCATGTCGCAGAAGAGAGTATTGTTGCGGTAAAACACATGCCTGTCGGCAAGGTAATCTGGGAATCTCTTAAAGAAGCCGAAATTCTCCGGGATGATTTCCATGAGCTTTACCTTATTGCCCTGGACATTCACGTCATAGATTGAGTTTCCCTGTTTGGTATTTTTCTGCTTATTCTTGCCAAGCTTATGCATACTCACCATGGCATAGACGGCACTGGCTACACCAATCACCACGGAGATAATGGCAGCAATGGCAGTACCAGTTACTCCCGGTTCGATTACGAACTTAAGGTGATCACTTTTCTGAATGAAGAGTGAAGACCATTCAGTCTGTTCTACCTTTATGCCATTAAGGTACAGAGACAGATAGGGGTGGAGATCAGAGTGATAGGAAGGAATAAGATCCTTCAAAAGGGCGGTCAGACTGCCGCTGTATTCCGGCAGTTCAAGCTGTTCGAGAACTTTGTTTAAGTCCTCTCGGGTTACAATTTCAAGTTTCATTTTTCCTCTTTGGAAGACTGGTATGTCTGTAGATCTTTGTTTCAACGAACTGCATGGATCTGATCTTTTCCACCCGGCAATGACGGTTAAGTCCGGTATGCAACATTTCTCCTTTACCGAGATACACCGCTACATGGAAGATTAGACCATGCCGGAAGAACGCAATCACATCACCAAATTCGTAGTGGGGCGGTTCGATTTCATAAAAGCATGATCTTTCCTTCTCGTATCCGTCCTTAATGCTGAAATCCGTATAGTCATCAAGCTCTATGCCAAGCTCCCTGCGGTAGAACTCGATGACAAGGCCCCAGCAGTCAAGGAATGGGTATTTTCTGCCGTTTGGTGTATGTCTGATGAGAAGATAATGGTTAAGCCACATATTTAAGTCCCGGTGCATTTGATGCGGTATAGCGCAGACGCGGAAACTCAAGATTCAGCATGTCGCAGAAGGAAGCTGTGAATGTAGCTGATTCCCGGGTGATGCGACCTCCGGTGATGGTGAGCGTCAGTTCAGAGAGTTTGTCGTGATATTCGTAATGCCACTGGGCAACGGTGATGAAGGTAGGTGTCTGAGCCTCAATAACCTGTTTCATGTACTCATAGGCTTCACCACTGACTCCGTCAACACCGAAGGAGAGATCTGAAAAGCCACTGTCGGAGCGCTCAGGCATGGAGACAGTAAAGGCAGACTTCTTGTATTCGTCTCCCCAGAGCTGCATGTCTTCGTACCCCAGCACATAACGCAAGGTGCCTATGGTTTCATTTGCAATGGTAAGAGTTATGATGGGGAGCCTGCCGCCGCTTGCGTAGATTTCTTCAAGTGAATAAAGCATAAAGCCTCCTTAACTGAACCATGAGAGGTATTCCACCTCACTAGAATCAGGCTTAACCTTGATAATACGGCCAGCCCAGTCATCTATTTCGTAGGAATAAAAACTCCAGGTGGTATTGCCGTTGTTGTCGTTAAATTCTACATACCCGTCATACGGATAACCTTTGAGAAGATTCAGCTTAAAAACGTAATAGCCGAGCTTGTTTTTCTTAAGCTTGATCCCCGGCCACTCGTAATTGGTGTAATAAGCCACCCAGATATAGGCATAAAGTTCATCCCAGCCTTCCGGATCAATCCATACCTCATCACCTCCAATCCCCGGTTCTACATCAAGACGGCACTGCACCGACCATAACGGACCATCGCTGTTAACGCAGTTAAGCGAGGTGGAAAGTTCACCCTTCTGTATGCGACAGAGCGATTCCGTGCCGCCGTACTCGTTAAGCAACTGCATGTAGAACCAGTCCTGACCGTAGCTGATGTCGTTGCGGTACCATGCCATGAATTCCTGATATTGACTCTGGGTAAACATGAAAGTGACCGAAAGTTCATGAGGTGTTCCGGTATTAACCAGTCTCTGCCTTACATGACCGTCCGCCATCTGGGTTCTGATGATGTTTGGTTTTATTTTGTAGCTGTAGCCTCTCTGCTGTGGAGGTGGCAGAGAGGAAGGATAATAGTTCATGAATTAACTCCCCATACGGTTGAGGTTAAAGGTATTCTGAATTGCCATACTCATGGAGCCGCCATGACGGATATCGGAAACAAAGATGTCTACGATTCGAGTTTCGTCATCATCATGAGTTTCTACGGTTCCGGCTTTCTCGGTGCTCTCAAAAAGGTTGACCACAACAGGAGAGCTAGAAGTGTAACCACCATTCCCGCTAACGGCAGAGCGGGCAAGCTCCGCAGTTTCCTTACGTGAGGTAATGGACATCGGTCCCTGTACCAGCTCCGGTCCGTATTCACCCACAATACCCCATTCGCCTGCTTTGAGCTGTCCGCCTTTATCGTGCATGGATACAGAGGTAAGCTGGGAAATAGCTGATGTGGTGGTTGCCATGGCAGAGGCATAGTTGGCAAGTTTCTGCGGCCAGGTAACCGCAGACGGATCATTCAAAGCGGCAATCCATGCCTTCACCGCATCCATGGTGGCACTTGCTACCGCGAAACTTTTCTGAACTGCAAACAGAGCCCGATAGGCACCGGAGGATTCATCCATGCTGTCAGTGAGACTTGCAAAGGCATCGGAGATATCTAGAGTGGCATCAGCCATTTTCTCGTAAGGTTCAGTCATTTTCTTAAGTTCATCAGCCTGTTTGCGCTGCTTTGCCGTGGTGCTGTCGGAGGTGTATTTATCCATGAGCTGAGTGCGACTCTGCAGATATGCCTCCTCGGAAATAAGCTGGTCGTTGTGGAACTGCTCTAAGAGTTCAAGCTTTCTGCCGTAACCTTCCTGAAGACGCAGAATTTCCTCTTCCTCGGGATTAAGTGAACGCAGAAAGTCCTGAGCCTCTTTCTCAATTTCTGCCCTTTGGGTCTGATAGTCCTGCTCGATGATGAGGAGTGCATTGTTCTTCTCGATTTCAGAAATTTGAGCATTCTCGGCAATAACTGCATTAAGCTCCTGAAGCTTTTTGATGTGTTCACGCTCGAGCCTTTCAACGTCGCTCTTTGACTTCATGTCGAGTTCAAGAATCTGCTCATAATAAGGCGTCCAGGTATCACGGGCTTCAGCAGATTTGGATAGAGCACCGCCGGAGCTTTTACCTTTACCGGAGTCCTTATTTGCGCCAATCCTTAAGCCTTCATCAGACTGGGTACCTTCACCAACAGGTTTATTCTGGTACTTTTCAGCGATGCGTTTACGCTCAGCGGCAATGCGGTTCTGAGATTCGGTGATGTCCTTTTCGATTCCGGCAATGGTGGCCTTGTAGATTTTGGCAGTTTCCTCCGCCTCTCTTTTGGTTCGCTCCCGGGCAAAATCAAAGCCCTCGGAGAAGGTTCCACCGGAAAGAGAAGTTCCGATACCTTCACCAATGGCATTGAGATAACCGATGGTGTTATCCCACAGCTCTCCGACTTTCTGACTAAGCTGCAGCAGGCCAATCTGAGCAAACTGAAAAAAGTTTGAAAAGAAAAGCTTCCAGTTCCCGGTTCCGTCCTTCATTTCAACACCGATAAGCTCAAGGGTATCGCTGAAAAAGTCCTTCACGCTATCCCATGCGGTGCGTATTCCCTCAAAGGTTTCTCTGACGGTTTTGGCAAGATTGTGGAACCACTCAATCACCGCAGGGTCGTCCAACCACTCGGAAATGCCGTTCAAAGTATTGGCAAGAAAGTCATTTCCCATAATGATGAGTTCACCGAATCCACCGTTTGACTGCATGAGTCTGGTACAGAAAGTTCCCCAGGCATTATCCAGTCTTCCGGTGGCGGCAGATACAGTGTTGAGTTTGGTTTCAAGTACGCCGTCAAAATTGTTTCTGGCAAGCTGATTCAGATATTCATCCAGAGCTTTGCTGTTCTTTTCAATCTCGGTGGTTGATCCTTTGTAGGTAAGAGAGATGGTGTCACCGTTGTCCTTTGCGGTAATACCAAACTGCCGGAGTGCCTTGGTGGAGCCCTGGGAGAAGGCAATAACCGCATCAGTCAGGGTGTTGAAGTCTCTTCCGGTGCCATGGGCAATGGTGGCATAGGTCTTTAGCTGCTCGTTTGAGTTGGTAAGTCCGTTATTACCTAAATCCACAAAGGCTTTAGCGAGTTTATCCGTAGCGGTAGCAGTCTCATCCTCAAGACCGTTAAGGCTCCAGAAGGTTTTCTGCGCTGTTTCCAAATCACCCACGAGAGGTGTAAGCCTAGCCGACATATCCTCATAAACCCGTGAGGCTTCAAGTCCGGTGGAGATTATGCTCTTAAAACCGTCCACGATTTCAGAGGCAAACTTGATAGCAAACCCCGTCATCAGCATCTTCCAGCCGGAGGCGTTCTTCTGCAGAACTCCGGTCTGACTGTCCACGGCTTTGGTGACCTTTTTGATTTCAGCTTCCTGCTCCTGCATGATTTTCTTCTGTTCGGCAAGAGTGGTATTGGCATCCTTCTGCTGAGAATTCTGAGTCTCAAGAGCCTTGCTGATTTCTTTTGTTACCTTGTTCTGCTTAGTGCCGAGGTCGGTTACGGTTTTGGTTTGCTCGTTGATGGAGTCGGTTACGGTCTTAACGCTCTCATCAAGTCCGTGGATAGCTGCATTGGTGGCTTCTGCCTGTTTTGTGGATGCATCAAAGTTTGCTCCCATAGCCGTAGCCGAGGAGGAAACAGCGTCCTTCATGGCCGTCATCTCTTCGGCAATTTTGGAGATGGAATCCGTCAGAGCAGACGTATCGGCAGAAAGTCTGATGGTGCTGTCGTTCATTTTGATCTCCGTAAAAACGAAAAAAGGACCTCGTTAGAGATCCTTCGTGAATGATTTGTGTTTTTAGAAAAGGTTAGTAGCCTTGCTCGTTTAGTTCTCGGTAGTTGTCACAACCTTTTTGGTGTCCTAAATCACAGGCTTTGCCGAAGTATTCCTTTGCGGTTCGTTTATTCTGTCTTACACCGTAACCAATGCTGTATAAAAATCCTACGGCTAAGCAACCTCCACTATCATTCAGATTACATGCTTTTTCTGAATAGGTTTTAGCCTGCTGATAGTCCTGTTTTACACCTTGACCTTTGTAGTATAAACTTCCTAAGCTGAAGCAACCTCCACTATCATTCAGATTACAGGCTTTTTCGAAGTAGGTTTTAGCCTGCTGATAGTCCTGTTTTACACCCCAACCGTTGTAGTATGATTTTCCCAAGTTTTGGCATCCGTTACCATCATTCAGGTTGCAGGCTTTTCCGTAGTATGTGAGTGCTTTTTTATAATCCTGTTTTACACCTTGACCTTTGTAGTATAAACTTCCTAAGTTGAAGCAACCAGAACCTTCATCCAGATTACATGCTTTTTCGAAGTAGGTTTTAGCCTGCTGATAGTCCTGTATTACACCTCGACCTTCGTAGTATAAAACTCCTAATTTGATGCAACTATCACCATAATCCAGATTACATGCTTTTTCGTAGTAGGTTTTAGCCTGCTGATAGTTCTGTTTTACACCTTGACCTTCGTCGTATAAAATTCCTAAGACGCCACAAATCAGACCATTATTCAGATTACATGCTTTTTCACAATATGGAATTGCTACTGTATATAATCCTGCTTTGAGTTTAGTGGCACACAAATCAACATCACTCGCAAATGTGATATTTGATAAAGATAAGCATATAGCAGCACTTAAAAATAATTTAATTTTCATTTTTATCCTGAATGTAATTATACGTCTATAAATAATAATAGGTTTAGATTAACATAAGACATTTATATATACTGTTATATACTTATCATAATCATTTCATTACTCTTCGGAATTTTTTAACCTCTCTGGCACAATCGATCTCCGTCATTCCGGCTCTGTACCTTTCCTTCGGATGAGCCTCATAGTATTCCTCCTGAAAAACCACCGCCCAGTAGTTGAACTCGGTGGTGGGGTATTCAAGAACTTCCGAGATTGGGCGGTGAAGCTCCCGGGCAATTCTCACCGCCAGTCTGAATACAAAACTGCCCCGGATTAGTTTTTTAGGTGTGTTTCACCCGTGATGTTAAGAGCCGAGAAGGCATTAACGAGCTGGAGCAGTACCTTGTTCGGCACTGATTCCATAAAGGCTTCAAAGTCCTCAGGCTTTTCGGTAAGTTTACCGTTCTCATCACAGAGGGATACGTGCATCATCTTAAGGACACGAAGCTGTAAATCCTTTTCACCTTCAAAGTCGAGACGTGCCTTGCCGGAAAGCTCACGCAGGTAAAAGTCCATACCGTCAACGGTTACCTTGCTGACTTTGAATTTCAGTCCTTTGATTTGATCTAAATAAGACATGGTTATTCTCCTTCTTGTTCGGCAACATCGGCATTTGACCAGACAACATCAGACGCCTGTCTGCCGGAAACCTTGAGCTGCATAAAGCCGTCAGCAGAGCCGGACATAATCTGATAGCCGAGAAGCTTCAAATCATAGGTTGCCCTGGTACCGTTCGGCCACTGATGTCGAATGCGAACTGTCTGCTGTGCCTCGGCGGCGGCAATGAGAGCCTGCTGGTCAGCGTTATCATCGTAATAGTAGATGGTGAGTTCCTTTTCAGCAGAATCCTTGAGACCTCCGCAGTACACCTTTCTGTCATCATCGATGGTGGTGCATTCCACGGATTCGGCAATGTCACCGATATCCCCAAGTTCCTGTGCACCTTTAAGCGGCAGCCAGGTAGCGCCGTCATCGGTTGAGAACTGGGAATGAGTTCCTCCGAGAAGTACCGGCTCCTTTGCCTTGTAATCGTAAAGCTGTATATGTTTAGCCATTTCTGTTTTCTCCTATTTCAATAAATCGGCCATAGAGGTTTCAACCTGCTGAACCACAATGGCCACTGCGTTTTGATCTACCCTGCGTTGAATCGCTTCAATAAAATGACGGGCTGATATGCCCTTAACCTTGCCACCATGCTGACTGGCTTTTTGCGTAGCTTTGGCCTTAACCGCAGCAAGCTTTTTTGTATTGCGTTCCATCATGGCCTGATATCGCTCCCGCTGTTT